GCCGCGCCCAGCTTGGGATGCCGGTGAAGTCAACGCTTGTTCCGCTCGTCGAGGCAATTGCCGTCGCGCGCACAAGACCGGAAGCCCATTCCGGGTTGGCGTCTGAGCCATTGGTCTTCAGAACCTGGCCCGTTGAGCCAGCCGCAAGCCGCACCCAATCGGTGCCGCTGTAGTACATCAGGTCACCCTGGGCATCGGACCCAAGAGCTATCTTCGCACCTGTAACAGAGTTGTCCGCGATCTTTGAGGTTGTTACGGCTCCTGAAGCAATCTGAGCGCTGTCCACTGTGCTCAAGGTAGCGAGAGAACCTAGAGAAGCCGTGGACGCCTTGGCATCAATCTGCGTCTGAAGGCTGCTCGTGACACCATCAAGATACCCAAGTTCGGTAGCCGTGACATTGCCGACACTTGTGGTCGAAGGAAGAACTACGGTGCCTGTGAACGTAGGGCTGGCTAATGGTGCCTTAGCGTCGATCTGACCCTGGATGGCACTTGTGACACCATCGACATAGTTCAGTTCCGTGTGTGTCGCTGTGAGAGCCCCGGTTACATTGGGGAACGTAGCCTTGATGGTGGACTTGAGAAGGCGAAGGTGGTCATCGCCCTGCGCTATGCCATCGCTGGAGGTCGGGTTGGCGGACACCAGGTCCGAGATGTACGTGGCGGATTCAAGGGCCATGGTGTTTCCTTAGGTGGCGTATGTATCGTAGGTAGCGATGGTGGCTTGAGCAGGCTCAAGAACACACAAAAAGAGAACACAAAGATGATAACTAAGAGGGGGCTTGAGTATCTTGAGTAGCTTAAGAGGCTAATCAAGGTCAGGTATTTGTGACTGAAAGGTGTCTTGAGTAGACTCAGGTATCTTGAGTTACTTAAGCTACTTTAGCAGTCTTAAGCGTATCCATATTGATTACAATGATGATTACCTTAAGCCTCTACGTAATGTAACAAACTGTAACACAGTGTTACTTAAGATACCCCCCTTACCCCCCAAGACACACAGCGCTACCCCCTGTTGCGTGTGGTCGTGTATGGGCAGTAAGTTAATTGTGGCTACATTTAGACACCTTAGATCACGTGAAATTACGTCTGCTTCCTCTTAAGTCGGGGTTTTAGCTTTTCTGTTTGCTATCAACGGTTTAGCAATTGTGGCAAAATGTTGCTTATGGCCCCCTAAGTAGCCCGAAAAGGGACCCACGGCGGCGGGAGGGGACCTTCGAAAACTGGAGGGGACCCGTTGCAACACGAGGTCGGACTAACAACAACAACAACAAGGGTCTTTAACAACTTTTGCGAAACGCATTCATTCGTCACCTGGCGGGGCCTCACGCCAGCTAGAGGGGACCCGTTGCGGCGCTCGATCCGCTCTTGATCTTGTGTCAGTCCCCACGCAACCAGGTGAGAACACGTGCTAACCCCTTGATACCTTACGTTACTCCACTGGATACCTAGGCCACTGGGGTTGACATTGGGGACATTGGGCAGGTTGAGGCGACATTGGGGACATTGAGATTGTGTAACGGTACACAATTGTACATTAGCAAGCTCTAATGTCTACTAATTTAGTAGAGTATACGAAAGAATGTTTAAGCCCCTTGACGTCTTTTAAAGAGAAACACAAACAAAAGGCCCTAAGTTTCCTTAGAGCCTTCTCACGTTATCAAGCTACTGTGCGTTCTATTACTGTCTACACTTGCATAACATTAGGGCGCGATGAGCATCATTGTGTACAACCCAAGCCACCCAAGGCCAAACAGGGTAAGCACTTGGATCACCTGAACCGTGAGGAACGCTAGATCGCTGAGGAGTGTTGCGAGGTCACGTGTCATGCTGCTTGTCTTCCCCGCGTTCTGCTTGGTGTATTGCGGCGATTGTCTCCAGGTCTCCAAACGTCTCGACCATATGCCAGTACAAGGCGTGAGACTGCCCATATATCGGGTGTACGTGTTGACCCCAGCCGTTCGCGGGCTTGCTAAAGAGGTCAACATATTCCCGCGCCATCTGTTCTAGTGTTTTCTGTGTCATGATCACACCGCCTGCCACACGTCAAAGCCTGCCTTACGTAGCATCGTGTCCCAATGGTCTCCCCCGTCTTTCTCAAGAGCCTGGATGAAATCGTGTTGTGCGTTGTCTATCGCCTCATAAGGAGGCACAGGTAGTTGGATACGGCTAACAGCATCAGCACAAGCCGCCGTCCTCTTGTCGTAGCCATAGCCACCCGCGCTCCCCCGCACCATGGGAACACCAAGCCAATGCACGTAGGCCCAAAGCTTGCTCGCGCCATCCTTGGGAAACTTGAAGGCAATCGTTGCCACCCTCTCGCCATCCTTCATGATCACGTAGCCACTGACGTTGCTGAATGCCTTGTCGTGTTGCTCGTAGATGCTTGTCATTGTGTAGCTCTCCTTTCGCTATGTCCTTCCCATACGCCTACACTTTGCACTAGTCAACTGTCGTCTTATGGTGCTATGACAAATCTCACGGGGCCAATGGTGGCCTTGGGTAACGGAAGGAAAGCGTTATGTGGTTCTCAACATCGTCAGGGCGTATCGAACTAAACATCCCCAAGCGGCTAGTGAACGTTGGCTATCATCAAGGCCAGTGTGATGACGCTATCACGTATATCCGCCGCACTGAGAAGCGTATCGAGAAGCAGTTACAGGCGATTGACCCTGAGTTGCTTAAGTCCGAATTGACTGAATATGGGGCTTGGGATGATGACGAATTGGCCGATCATGATGCTAACCTTGATCGCACCCTGTGGTTAGCCTGTGGTGACCTTGCGGAGCGTATCGCTAACCCTGAGATGTTTAAGGAGACGATGTAACCATGTGCCTCACGCCTCACCTTGTTACCCGCGTTCAAATCTCGCCAGCTTATGACCTCTGGATGCGCGGCGCTCGATACGGAACTGTAGAGCGCTACAGCCGCGACAAGCAGACGGCATATGTCCGATTGGACAAAATGCCTAACAAGCTGCTCAAGTTTCCCGTCGATGATCTTACGTTTTACTGAGGTTATACCGATGACAATCGAGAAGACCATTCAAGGCGCATGGCGTCTTAGCGCAATCATAGACAACCATATCGTTATCTGTGTCTACTTCGGGTACACAAAGCGGCAAGCGCTCAATGCGTTTCGTGAGGAGTTGGCGTTATGATCCGCATTCCCCTCATGCCTACCTCTAGTCCCTCTTTCTGTGTCGAATTCCTATACACTGATCCACTGTTGCCTAGTGGGTGGTATCGTGTCCCGTTGCAGCGTGGGAAGCGAACGCGACTAGAGTCCGAAGGACCTTACGCAACATTCGAGCAAGCTGTGCTAGGTGTAGGCGAGGAAGCCCCACGTTGCCCCTAGCCCTCCTCACGATACCTCTTAGGATAGCGCTCGTTCTGGGCGCTATTCTTTTGCTTGATCACTTGGTCGTAACGTGTCTTCCGCCCCTTGTGTCAGCCTTGTTGCCCGCTTGGGTGTGGGCATTACCACTGAGGAGCGCTATCGAGACTTGAGAAAACCTAAGCGGCCTACCAGTTACCAGCAGTATCGCCCCGCCGTCGAGCGAGACCCTACGACACACGAAGTGTCGTGGGGCTCTTTGTGTTGCGTGAAGATGCGAGAGGACCTTGAGGAACTAGGGTTGCTCAAGCCTCATGAGCATTTGGAGGACATTGGGTCGGCATTCAGGTAGCATTCAGTATCCATTTGCCCAGCATTCGGTAGGCATTCGCTCCCCATTCGGTTTACGTTTGGGCGACGGAAGCGGTTGCGATGCTTTCGAGTCTCCAGGCCGCAAGGCTCACGATGGCCCCGAATGTCCCAGGGTCCATATGGCCAGCCCTGTGTAACTCATCGCAATCCCCAAGGAGATATACCAGCATTCGGATGTCATTCAGGAGGTATTCGGTGTCCATTTGGTCGACATTCGTTAGGCATTCAGTCTGCATTCGGTTCCATCAACAATTGTGTATAGTTGCTTTGTAGGACTGATTGCCTATATCCTAGCTCTCTTTTTGTTCGTTCGCAACTGTCTATTTGTGGACAAACGAGGAAAAACACCGATACCTAAGGACAACCCAAGGTATCGGTGATCACGCTCTTGTTACAGGTTTGAGGCGGCTTTACGATTACGCCTAGCTAATTCCTTACCCCATTCACTACGATGCTGTTTTTTGGCTGTTTCAGAAGCCCAGAACCGCAAAGCAGCTTCTTGGCTACCCTGGTAGCTCTCGGACCTGAAGGCCACTGGCAGCCTTTCAAAAAGCCTAGAAACGGCATTCTTCTTTTTGTCCGTTACGGTGACTTCATGCACAAGGAAGCTCAAGAACCGCTCGGTTTCCCGAAGCGGCTCTTGGCATTCATAGGTGACTACTCGCATGTCTTCTTTCCGGTCTCAGGGTCGATATAACATGCAGCCCCTTCGCCCTCCTCGGGTGCCGTGACATTCAGGATGCCCATACGCTTTCCAGAGGCACGGAAGGTCGTGCAGCCCTTTGCGCCGCTCTTGTAGGCTCTCCAATAGATGTCCTTGAACTCCTCGAATGACACCTCGTCGCCCACATTGCATGTCTTGGAGACGGCACTGTCCATCCAATAGGAGGCTACAGCCAACACCCTCAGGTGGTCATCGACACTGCACCTGTCAGCCGTCTTGCCCCTCACGCCAAGCACACGTACCCCGTAGTCGCTCACGTGTTCGATTCGCGGACCTTCCGGTGTCTGAATGGTTCTATCGAAGCCGTAGCTGAACACAGGCTCGATACCGCTGCTGATGTTATCGGCGCTCAGACTGATGGTTCCGGTAGGCGCGATTGACGTCAAGTGGCTGTTACGGAGCCCATGTTCCCAGATCAGCTTTCGCACTTCCGGGTCGAGACGTTCCACAAAGATACCCTGGGTGTACTTCTCACGGTTGAACTTCGGGAACATGCCCTTCTCACCGGCCAGCAATGCGGACTGACGGTAGCATTCGTTCGTCAGCCTCTTGAGGATTTCCTCAAGCACGTCACAGAACTCAGTGCTGCCATAGGGAAAGCCAAGGGCCTCGATGGCATTGGCGACACCCGTGACACCAAGGCCCATCCTTCGCTTGCTCTGGGCCTCCTTGTACTGAGGCTCCAGAGGGAACAGGGCGCGGTCATTGATGTTGTCCATCGCCCTCACGACCACGGGGATGTCAGCCATGAACTGGTCCCAATCGAACGTGAAGTCGTTACCGACAAGTGTGAGGTACTTCACGAGATTGAAGCTGCCAAGGAGACATGCGCCATTCGGAGGTAACGGCTGTTCTGCACAAGGATTGGTAGCTGCGATCTGTTCGCAATACCACAGGTTGTTACAGCGATTGATCGTATCAAGGAACAGAACACCAGGTTCAGCCCAATCCCACGTGGACCTCATGATCTGGTCCCAAAGAGCCTTGGCGCGAATGGTCTTGTACTTCCTTCCGTTCCACACGAGATCAAAGAACGTGTCGTTCTCGACGGCCTTCATGAACTCATCCGTGACACCAACAGACACGTTGAAATTCGTGAGGTTATGCGTGTTCTGCTTGGCCCTCACGAACTCCTCGATGTCGGGGTGATCCACACGCAGTACACCCATCTGTGCGCCACGCCTATGGCCCGCAGAGGCTACAGTCCCACACACGGCATCGAAGATACGCATGAAGCTGATGGGACCGCTTGCGGAACTTCCGGTCTTGCTGATGATCTCGTTCTTGGGCCTCAAGGTGCTGAAGTCGTACCCGATGCCGCCTCCGAGACGCATGGTCTCGGCAGCGTACTTCGCCGTGTCCATGATACCTTCCATGGAGTCGGGGATCGTGGGAGAGACAAAGCAGTTGAATGGGGTCACTTGACGTGCAGCCCCCATGGCAGCTTGGACACGACCGGCCGGAAGGAAGCGCATGTCAAGCAGGATGTCACGGAACGCGTGGAAGTGTTCGTCAGTGTCCTTGAGGGCGTCAGCGATACGCGTCATTGCCTCACGGAACGTCTCGCCTTCCTGGCGATACTTCATCGTGTGGATTTCTTCAGAAATCGGAAGGGTGGGTCCCATCTTCTTGTTCTCCATCTTGTTGTTCAAAGTGTCGTCTCTCCATTAAGCTGATTGATACGGGCTTCCGCGTACCTGATGACCTTCTTGAGGTCCGTGATCTCGCTCTGGGCCTTTGACATCCCATCGTAGACCTTGTGTCCCGCACGGCTGGCGTACTTCACCAGGTTGCCCCTCCAGAACTCCATGTTGTTCCTCATGATGTACGTCATAGGCTCGATGAGCCACTTGGCGTAGTGATCAGGGGACTTCACAAGGTCCCCCTTCGCCATCGCTCGTTCATCGAAGGCATCGTCAAAGTCGTCAGTCGTTACGTGAGTGTCGAAGGGGTCCAAAGCTTCACCTCGTGTTTCTCAAAGTCATAATCACCGTGTCTCAGGATGCGAGCGAGCCTCGCGTTCCTCACAGCGTCCTCTTCAGTAAGCCCAGCGTGTCTGTAGGCATTCAGTACGTGCCCCCAGTTCTCTCGCAGGCCCTTGCCCGTCAGCAGCTTCTCGGCAGTCTTGGGGCCGATCCCTGGACAACCTTGGTATCCATCGGTGCTGTCGCCCATGAGTGTCTGGAGCATCCAGAAGCGATCAGCTTCGTTGGCGCTTACGGTTGTCAACTGTTGTTTTGTGTATAGCGTACACGCAAGCGTCTTCATGTCCTTGTCGTCGGACACCACGATCCCGTTGAAACCTGGGGATGTTGCAAGCAGTCCTATGACATCATCCGCCTCAAGGTTTGGGTATCGGATGGTTTCATAGGTATCCTCAACCCACTCAAGAAGCGGTTTGAAGACAAGAGGCTTGCGTGTGTTCTTGCGAGCCGCCTTGTACTCAGGATACACGAGCTTGCGGAAGTTCGCGCGGTCACTGAGGCAGATCGTGAGGCGGGAGGAGCTTAGGGAGGTCGAGAGGTTGTCTATGGATTGCTTGAAGACGTCTTTCGACTCCTCAAGATTACCACTCAGTACCCACACGTCATCATCCCATTGCGCTTCGTATTCGCAGGCGCTTGAGGAACGGTAGAGCAGTATGTCACCGTCGATCAATAGAGTTGTCATTCAGTTCCTTTCAGGGCGCGGATGGCGGAGGCGTAGTATTCGCCATATGTGTCCATTTCACTGCAGTAGCCCTTGGGGTCACAGACCTTCGCCGCCTGCTCCAGCGCCACGGCAAGGGGGGCGGAAGCCAAATCCGCATATGTGACGAAGCCTTCGCCCTGAAGCATCTCCTGCATGCGCAAGGGCAACTTCTCCACCAGTGCGGCACGGCTCGTTTCGATGTCAGTCATGCGTCACCTCCCACCAATGACGGCGAAGAACAGCAACACACACGGAACGGCCAGCCCAATGGCGAAGCCGATCCCAAGGCTTGCAAGGTCAAGGGTAAGGGTCATCGGATGATCAACTCCGCGATGTAAATGCCAGATACAAACCCAGCCCAAAAGACCGCCACGAACATCATGACATTGGCGATTCGCCAATGTCATGATGTTC